GTGGCCATCCCTGGCCTGTACTTCCGCCCATTTCAGGACGGTATCCGCCACAAAGGTGGGGAAATTGCTTTTCAACTCAACCGGGGTTTCCTGCCCCTGCCCAATGGCGATATCCGCCAAATTAAGCGCGGCGTCCATGTCGCCTACGTCAAAAAGCCAAATCACACACCATGCCAGGATCGGATTGCGGTAGACCTCCCCGCCATCCAGGTACTTTTCAACGGTGGGCATCCATTTTGGTAATAATTCATCACGCTTTAACGCCACCTTTTGCGCCAATGTCAGCCCGTGCAACATGTCCACATCGTTGGCCAGCGCCGCACTCAGAACGTGCAAGCTGTCTGCCCCTTCCAGTGCCTGGCGTTGCTTTAACTTCGTTTGCGCCGCAATGCGGGCACTGTGTCGCTGCGCGGGTGACAGGCTCATTTTTACTCTCCGCCTACGGGTTCGGATGGCTCGGCAACGGTGCCAATCGTCACGGCGGATTCATCAATCGCCGCATACAGCTCCATTTCTTCGACGGCGTAACCTTCGTTACGCAGGTACTTGTTTTCATACTGCTTACGGTCTTCAACAAATTCCGCTTTACGCTGGCGGGTATTACGCTGCGTATAGATATGCAGGTTGTTAAGCGTGGTCACCACCATGCGTTTGCCCGGCATAAATGGCGGGATAATCGCCTGACGGCCTGCAATGGAGTCCTGCAACATCTGCGCGGCGATTTTTTCGCTCGGACGATCAGCCGCCTGGTACAGGCGATACTGTTCAGCCGCCACCAGGTCAGAACCGACCAATACCACCAGACGCGGATCATTACGGAATTGCTGCGGAATTTTGGTGTTGATAAGGTCTGACGCCATCGCATCCAGTGACTTGTAATCACCGTTTTGATCCAGCGTGACCGCATCAGTCATGATTTGTTTGCCGTCTTTATATTTGCGAACAATTTCATGCCAACCAATATTCACATCTTCACCGTTCGGGTTTTTTTCGTAGTCAGTGGATGTCGCCACAGACTTACCGTTAAAGCCGATACGCAACATATCCAGGGCAAAGGTCTGCGTGGTAAATGCGGTCACCATCTGGAAAAATTCTTCCTCAGAACCCGCATTCGCCCAGATGGAAAGCAGATCCCAACGCAGTGCGGCGCACGAATCCGTTTCAACCAGCTTGTACTCATTACCCGAAACGCCAACGTTGCGACGAAAACGCCCGTCAGCAATACGGCCGGTATGCAGACCGGACGCGCCCACGCTGACAACCTGGCCAGAAAGCTGGTCAACATCGGCCACGGTGATCCAGTTCAGGAAATCCGAACTTTCCAGCAGCGCATCACGCAGCTGCGTTTCCTTCGGGTCAGACAGTGAGAAATAATTGCTTTCCTCGCCACCGTCCAGACCGTTAGCCGCCGCAAGTCCAGCGCCGAATTGCTTTAAAAAGCCACGCGCTTTTGCATTTAAAATCATTATTTATTCATCCTTAATCGCTATTCAGCGGTTAATGTTTTTCCCTGGCGAAAGCCTGATAAATGCTTACAAGAACTGGAACGGTTTACGTGAACCTTTCGGATTCTTATTCGGCAACGTGGTTACCTTTTTATCCAGCTTGCTAAATTTGCTGACGATATTTGGTAATTCATCGCGCAGGCGGGCAAATTCTTCCGTATCCACCACTTCTTTCACGGTTTCAACATCGCTTTGAATATCTTCAACCGTTGTATCCGTTGCTTCCGTTTTTGTTTCCAGCGCAGCAATACGAGTTTCCAAAGAAGCAACAACCTCGGCCAACGCTTGTAATTTATCGCCGTCCTGCGGTGTTTCATCCGGCGTTTGGGTTTCGTCTTCAATACTGAAAAGACTGCGCCATTTCGATTTATTCTTATCCTTCCCTGCCATGTTAATATCCTTGATTTCGTTTATTACCAGCGGCGTGCTATTACCAATAAAGTAATTGTCTTTCCGCTTATTAAATCGCATTCGCGTAGTGCCTACGCTTGCGGGTTCATCGGTGACGCCCAGCCCTTCCAGGTAGTAACGGCCAGTGCCGCGAAAGTTGCCATCAGGCGTTAATTCAACAGACGTGAATAAAAGCTTTCCGTTGCGGTTCGCCTGTACCAGGTCAGTGGAAGGACACAACCGCGCATAGAGCTTTACCAATCCAGAATCATCTTCGCTTGCCTCAACTTCCAGCACCTCACCGGCATTACCACACCAGCGCTCATGCTCAGGCCACAGCAGTGCGGTATACATATTTTTTGGGTCATACGTTTCCGCCGCGTCAATTAACATTTCCCTGGTTAAAAAACGCTTATCAACCGTTTCCCCTTCGGTTGCGATACAGAGCCAATTCGTCATTAAATGTGAATCTGACATACCGGAATTAACCTCCGTTGTTTCCGTGAATTGCAGTATCGCTAATAATTAACGCTCCCGCACCAAGATGATTTCGGATATAACCCTTTATCCGACCACATCAGATATTTAATTAACGAAATAGCTGAAACATCCCCGCATAATGACCCAATGGCTAAATACACAGACGAACTAAAAGACGTTGCACGCGCTTTATATTTGCGCCGCGCCACGCCAAAAGAAATTGCTCAGGATTTAAATCTGCCGAATGCGCGGATCATTTACTACTGGGCGGAAAAAGGGAATTGGGCTGATTTACTCAGCCACGAATCAACAGAGGAAGTCATTGAACGCCGTTACCAATTATTAGTTGGCCGGGATAAAAAAACAGAGCTGGAATTAAAAGAGATTGATGTACTGATTACGCACGCCGTGAAATTGCGTGCGCAGACAAATAAGCATAAAGAAAAGATGGCCGCCGCCAAATCTGGCAACCAGGGAGGATATGACAGCCAGGGCGGGAACGGTGACGGCACAGAGCCGGTGAAGAAGCGCAAATATAAGAAAAACGACATCTCCGGCATGACGCAGGAAGATTTTGACGCTTTCGCAGAGGAACATTTATTCGGCTATCAGAAGCACCTGCGTAACAACCTGGCACAGCAGATCAGGAACATCCTGAAAAGCCGCCAGATTGGTGCCACCTGGTACTTTGCGATTGAGGCACTTGAAAATGCGGTCATGACCGGCGACCCGCAAATTTTCCTTTCGGCATCAAAAGCCCAGGCGGAAGTATTCCGCTCTTACATCGTCAACATCGCAGAGCAGTATTTTGGTATCACGCTGACCGGCAATCCGATCAGACTAAGCAACGGCGCAGAGCTGCGCTTTCTGTCCACCAATAAAAACACCGCGCAGTCCTACAGCGGCCATTTGTACTGCGACGAATATTTTTGGGTGCCGAACTTCGCCAAACTTAACGAGGTGGCCAGCGCAATGGCCACGCACGATCACTGGCGAACCACCTACTTTTCAACGCCCAGCGCCAAGACGCACCAGGCATACCCTTTCTGGACAGGGGAAGAATGGAAGCGCGGCGATAAGAAGCGTGAAAAAGTCGCCTTTCCTGGCTTTGATGAAATGCGCGACGGCGGCCGACTCTGCCCGGATGGACAGTGGCGGTACATCATCACGATGGAAGACGCGATCAAGGGCGGCTTTAACCTCGCCAGCATCGAGAAGCTGCGTAACCGCTACAACCATGACACGTTCAACATGCTTTATATGTGCGTGTTCGTGGACAGTAAAGACAGCGTTTTCAAATTCAGTGACCTGGAAATCTGCGGCGTGGACGTGGCCGACTGGCAAGATCATGACACAAACGCCGAACGGCCTTTCGGCAACCGGGAAGTATGGGGAGGGTTTGATCCGGCGCGTTCCGGCGACACATCCACGTTTGCCATCGTTGCCCCGCCGCTTTACGCCGTCGAAAAATTCCGCGTGCTCTGCCTTTTTCACTGGAAAGGGATGAATTTCGCGTACCAGGCGGCACAAATCAAAAAGCTGTTCGGGAAGTACAACATGACTTACATCGGCGTGGACGTGACCGGCATTGGCCGGGGCGTGTTTGAGCTGATAGAACATTTCGCCCTGCGTGAGGCGGTGGCCATTCACTACGGCATGGAAACCAAAACAAGGCTGGTTTTAAAGATGATCGACGTTATCGGCGCAAAACGCCTGGAATGGAACAAAGACAACCGGGAAATTGCCGCGTCTTTCCTGTCCATTCGACACACCAGCACGGCCAGCGGCAACGCCATGACGTTCAAAGCCGATCGTACGGTTGAAACCGGCCATGCCGATGCTTTTTGGGCTATCGCGCACGCCATCATTAACGAGCCGATCAACTTTGAGCATAAGCGTAAATCTAAATGGAACTTAGGGAAAAAAGCAGCATGAGCAAACGCAAACCAGCCCGCCAGGCAAAGAAGGAACAGCCTGACCGCAGCAATAAAATGAGCATCATCAGCATGGGACGCCCGGAACCTATCCTGACTACCGGCACCAATTACCGGGATATCTGGTATGACAATGAATTCGATCACTACACCCTGCCGATTGACCGGCTGGCACTGGTTCAACTGACCAACCTCAACAGCCAGCACGGCGGCGTAATTTATGCCCGCCATAATATGGTGGCATCGGATTACCTGGGCGGCGGCCTGACGCATGAGCAGCTGCGCGGCGGCGTATTCGATTATTTATCCTGCGGTGACCTGGCCATTTTGAAAGTGCGTTCGGGATGGGGTGACGTGGTGGACTTGCTGCCGCTGCCGTCGCTGTATCTGCGCGTGCGTAAAACAGGTGAATTTGTGATTTTGCAGGACGGTGAACCGCTGGTGTACAGCCCGGATGATGTGGTTTTCATGAAACAGTACGATCCGCAGCAACAGATTTACGGCCTGCCGGATTACATTAGCGGCATTCACTCGGCATTGCTCAACAGTGAGGCAACCATTTTCCGCCGCCGCTACTACCATAACGGGGCGCACACTGGCGGCATCATTTATACCAATGACGCGAACATGACCGATGAAGTAGAAGAAGAAATTGCACAACGCCTGGAAAGCAGCAAGGGGATCGGCAACTTCTCCACCATATTTGTGAACATCCCCCAGGGCGGGGAAAAGGCGATCCAGTTTATTCCGGTGGGGGATATCGGGGCGAACGACGAATTCAACAACGTGAAGAACATCAGCGCACAGGATGTACTGAACGCCCACCGGTTCCCGGCTGGCCTGGCGGGCATTATTCCGCAAAATGCGGCCGGTTTACCCGACCCGGAAAAGTCCCGGACAACATACCGAAAGGATGAAGTGATCCCGTTGCAGCGCATGATCATGAATGCGGTCAACAGTGATCTGGAAATTCCGCCACACCTGCGGCTTAACTTTGCTTTTGACACAACATCAGAGGATGAAAAATGAGCCGCAACAGGCTAAAATCACGGGGTTATCACTTCCCCGGAGCCAACAAAATGCGCGTACCGACAGTTATTTGCCCCGAATGCGGCGCGAACTCAGTCATTAAGAAAACGGCACGCAAGCATCGGAAAATTTCAGACCTTTACTGTGCGTGCTCTGACTTCGAATGTGGCCATACGTTTGTAATGAATATGACGTTTTCCCACACCATCAGCCCAAGCGCAAAAAGCCAGGGTAGCTTACTGCGTGGCCTTGTGGATTCGCTGAAATCCGACGATAAGCAAATGTTGCTTTCGCTACTGCAACAAGCCTGAATCACTGCCCCCACTTTGGGGGTTTTTCTTTTCTCCCTGCCGCAGATTTTTCAACAACTCAGCATTCAACTCAGCTAACCAACCTAGTGCTAACGTTTTTTCTTCCTGATCACAGTCCCCAACAGCGACCAACCGCGAAAACAAAGCCATCCGTTGCACAGTGATTTCCTCAAAAAATAAATCCTGCATCCCCCAACCTCCCTAATCATTTACTGTATGAATGTACAGTATCGCAAAATGTTACAGAATAAAAGCAAACTGCGCGCGCTTTTGCGAGTTTTCAGCTTGCATTAAATTCCCAACGCCTCAAACGCCCGGTTAACGGCATCACTCTGATCGCCCTGCAAAACATGACCATCCGCGCATCCCCAGCACATGCCAGGGGAATCAAAGGACTCGTTTTCAGGCGTAATGACCTCCCCGCAATTCTTGTTCCTGCAATATTGCTTTCTCCGCCTCACCACCAGCCGGTTACCTTCTAATTGCATTTCTGTTTCCCGATCCAGCGGCACGATATTGCCCCTGGCCAATGCTTTGGCCATCTGGCCAGCATCCTGGGACTGAATACCGATGCCCTTTTTCAACTCGCTGATCGTACTTTGAGTACAGTTATTGACAGAACTCCAAGGGGCGGCGATGCCGCCAGGAAAAGCAGCCTCCGCTGCGCTATCGGCCAACTTCGGAACAATCGCCCACTTGACCAGGCGCGTTAATACCTCGGATTCCTGACCAGCTAACGGCGAATAAACCCCCTGAATACGCTGAACGGCTTCCCCGTATTCGTTGCCGCATTCGATGATTTCATACATCAGCCGCACAACCAGATCGCGACGAGCCACCAACGCACCGCCCTGCGCCTGGGTATAGGATGCCCAGCACCCTACATCGGCCGCAGCCAGCACCGCGTCCATAGATTTATTTTCCAGGGTGATATCACGCATACGGCGCAGCTCACGCCAGACCGTTACCGGCGCACCGCCGATTTGCTGAAACTGACGGATCCGCCAGCGGCTTGCCCAGGCAGATACCGCCTTGGACATGTCTTTCAGGTTTTCGCCGGTTTCTTCATCCGTTTCACCATCCAGGGCGTAACCGTCGATATTTTTAGAAATGTATTTAGCGATATACCCCGTAGCACTGCCCTTTTCTTCGTCGATAGGCTCAACGTGAAAACGCGCCTTTAGCGCGTATGCGGATTGCAGTTCTTCGGAGTCTTCAAGGCGGGCGTAATAACAGAGAATATCCCGCACCTCGGCCACGTCTGACGGCCGCATGAACAGCAACATATGCCAGTGCGGCGTCCCGTCGTGATGCGGTTCGACTACGCGAAAACCAAAGACATGGATCCCGGCACGGGAAAACGCAGCGCGGGCTTTTGCCCACACTCCGCAAAGGTATTTTTGTGTTTGCTGCGGGCTGGCCGCGTTCCACTGAGACACGAACCCGCCCTTGCTGTGCACGGCGTGATATTTCGACGGCGCGGTGATCGTGTAAAACTCTCCGGCCATCCCCATTTCAGTGGCCAAATCTTCAAACCCACGCATACGAACCATCAGTTCGCAGCGGCGTTTTGCTGGGTTGGCATTGCTGCCGTCCACCATCTCAGCCAGGGAAATACGCTCCCCAGTTTCCTGATTTTCTAAATCACACGATTTGAAAAACTCTCGGTTACGTTTCTTTTGCTCCACCCATTCCCCTTGCGTGGAACGGCTGACATACGCCGATGCCGCCTTTTGAACCTGGCCAACGGCAATGGCCATATGTTCACGCAGCAGATCACGGCTTCGTTTCAACTTACCGCGCCACCATTCCGGTGCCATCATCCGCAGCAAACCTGACTCAGCATTACGCGCCGTGAAGTTGTTGCCCGCTTTGAAAGAATGCCAATAAGGCGGCGTGATACTGAACTGGTTCACCAGCTCAGCCAAATGACGGTAAGCAGCTGTCGCACGCCACTCTAATTCTTCGGGTGATTTGGAATCTTCCAGGAAAGCCGTGCGGATAAAATCATTGAAGCACTCGGCCATAAAATCTGCGATACGGTGTGCCAGGTTGCGCACGTCGTCACGATCAAAGCCTGGGAGTTTTTCCATATCCTTGGCAAACGGGATATGCACCCCGCCCGCGCCCTGGAAATCCGTTGCGTACTGTTTGCGAACTTCGCGCAGACGTGGCAATACATTTTTACCCAACGTTGTGCGTAAAAATGTATTGGCACGGCGGCGGCCATTCTGGCCGCTCTCCATTAATTTGCTGTAACGATCGCCAAAATAGCGCGCCAAGTAACTTGGCATTTCTGCCAAATACTCAGTACGCCATGCGTGATCGTCTTTGTTGATATGCCATAACTGACGTTCGGTCAGGCTAATCCCAGCAGGTGCGCCAGGGGCAAACTGTTCTTGCTGCCACTGGCGGGTTTTATGATGCTGGCCGTTAACGAAAGATGCCATTCAACAATCCCACGCCACGGTTGCAATTACCTCCTGAGCAGATTTGATGCTGCCGGATGCCGCTCCAATACTGCGAGGCGCGGTGATTCTATTGATGGCAAAATCTTTATAGAGATAACGCACCATATCTGTATCACTGTTAGAAATGACTACCGGCACACCACGGCCAGCCAAACGGCGTGCGCTCCTGGCTAACCTGCCATGTTCTTCGTGCCCGAATCCGTCAGAGTGATAAGCGGTGAAATTAGCTGTTTCTGTGAGGTACGGCGGATCACAATAAACCACGTCCCCAGATTGCGCGGCTTTCAATGCCTCGCTGTAGTTCCCACAAAGGAACGTGGCCAGCTTGGCTTTTTCAGCGAATGCCAGAATTTCAGCTCTTGGAAAGTACGGCTTTTTGTATTTGCCGAAAGGAACGTTGAATTCGCCCCTTTTGTTGTACCGGCATAACCCGTTAAAACAGTGACGGTTGAGGTAGAGAAAAAGCGGGGCGCGGTCTTTATCACCGACCGGTTTTGAATTGAATGCAAAGCGTAAACGGTAATATTCAACCTCGGTATTTCCCGTTTCAAAAAGCGCCTCAGCCGCCTGGATAAACGCGGCCGGTTGCTCCGCAATCAGCTTGTACATATCGATCAGATCGCGGTTTGCATCAGCAATAAAGTAAGCCGGGTAATCCGTATTCATCATCACTGCGCAGGAACCTGCAAACGGCTCAACGAGTCGCTGACCGGCGGGTAAATGACGCTTCAATACTTCTATGATGCGAACCTTGGATCCCGCCCATTTCAAGACAGTTTTCATAGAGCACCGCCCTGGCCAGCACGGGCAAATTGTTCTGACTCCTGGCGTAACAGTTCAACGATTTCAGCAGCACTGAACCCTTCATTCACAATATGAGACGCCAGCCGATCAAGTCGGCCAGAATATTTCACGGCAGCATCAGCCATTGCCTCAGCGCGTGCGCCTTTAATCAATATTACGGTTTGGTCACAGGCAGCTTTTGCAGCATCCCATCCACACCATCGAACTGGAAATTGGTTGCGATCATTACGTTTCATCTGCATGGCATAACTCCAAATTTAGGCAGCAAGAAACCCCGGCAACCTGGCGGAAGCCGCGGGCGTTCGAAGGATTTAATTAATGAAAACTAAGCGGGGAAATCGTTGTTTCGTATTTTTTAGGCAGCGGTGCAAGCGGTGACAGGTTAAGCGCCCCCATGCCGTGCAGTTCCTTGGTCGTATCAAACCAGGTGCTGATCAGCGCATGAGCATGACCCTGCCCCAAAGAACCGGCCAAAAAATACAGGGCGCGAATGCTGGCCATTGTTTCGACTTGTTCGACCAACGTTTCAGACTCACGATAGGCACGAACCCAAAACGCAGCATTGGCCACAAACCATTGGTGCGGGTTATCAAGGTGAACCGTGTCATTGAACATGAAAGGCGTCAGCGCTACGCGGCCTTTTGCCACGTGGCATTTACTCAGGAATAAACGGCTGTAATTGAACTTAACGCCAAAAGCTGCGAATGATTCGATCAAACCAATTTCGTCTACGGTGATAATTTTCATACTTCCCTCAGTGCATTGGATTTGGAATTTTTTGTTCGTCAGCTCGACGGCTAACATTACAAACAACAACGCCTTTGAAATCTTCCGGCGTCAGCAAACGGGTTTGTTGCTGCATTTTTCTGACCTTCAAAACGCCCTGCCACAGCGCGATTTTTTCCGCCTCGATCAAATCGTCCCAGGCACATTTCACATGGCGGCTTTTCAACTGGGAAAGGAAACAGAGATCACGGCGTTCATCTTCTGGAAGATTTTCCCAATAATGCTTCACCCGGTTTTCACTGCCTGAAATCATCTTTCGGGCTTCACTAATCCATTTCGGCAATTGCTGTTCCACGCTTATCCCCTTAATTCCATCAGGCGGAACCACCAAGGGCGGCGCTTGATCTTCACCATCGGGTGACGGCAACCACTTAGAAACGACACTTTGCTTGCAGCCGGTTGCCAGCGCTGACCGTTTGGCAGTTCGAGCCAACCGTGGCCATAGCTTTGCAGTTGAGCCGTTGGCGATTGTTGCTTTAATAGTTGTGCGAAAACTTTCATCGAATAGCCTCAGTTCAGGCCTGGCATGACGCCGCACGAACTGATTACGTCCATTGCGGATGCCAGCACAGGCGTGGTGTGAAAACGCGACTCAACAGACACAACGAGCAAGGACAGATCGCGGATCGCCTGATTGGCTCGGTCTAAAATGGCGTTTCTACGTGATTGCGTCATAGGCGCGGGGGAAATGGCTTCACCAGCAATAACGCCGATTGCGGCCGTGGCACTTAAGGTGTGCATTGATAAATTATCTGGCTTCGCTTCATTCACCGGCACAGCAGGTAAACATTTCAGTTGTGCCAGCAAACCATCCAGAACTGCCGAATCATCAGTGATATCTGTCAGTAGTATCAGTTCGTTTACTGTTAACCGGTGCGGCTGGTCTGGATTCAGTTTATTGCGTAATACTTGGGCAGAGATACCGATAACCGCCGCTAACTCAGTAAGGTTATGAGCCAAAGAGAAACGGCGGCAAGCGGTGTCAAAATGCGGATGTATTGAAGTTTGGTAATCAAACATGGCTGTGACCTCAACGATATTGCAATATCGAACTAAGCAACCGAAAGGTCACATTCTGATAACGCATCTACTGTTAGAGCGGCGATATTAATCATCACTTTCTCGCGCTTCATGTCTTTGCGCAGGCGATGACGAGGCAGGCGCCCATCAGCAAGCATGTCGTTAATCGTATCCTCAGCTAAACCAGTGAGTTCGCTATAACGTTCAATTGTGACGTGAGGGGTGATCAGAGTGATTGAAATGTTAGGTCTCATGGGGCAACATCTCCCTTTGGCTTGTGGCGAGCCGTAATTAATAGTGATTACAAGTGAAGTTTCCCAAATCGAACTTCATGGCGAACATTAAGATCGCTTTGGGAATCTGTCAATTGATTTTTGTTCTTTGGAGCGAACTTGATGGATTTTAAAACAGGCGGGCAAAAGGTGATTTTGCGATTGGTCGAAGCTTATGGCTTTTCAACACGTCAGATGCTTTGTGACCACCTTGGAGTGTCAAAGAGCACTTTGGCTACACGCTTTATGAGGGATATTTTTCCAGCTGAGTGGGTAATTCAATGTGCTCTTGAAACAGGGGCGTCTTTGGGTTGGCTAGTATCTGGTGATGGCACCATGTTTAATGAAAAAAGTGATCTAATAAAATTATCTCAAAAGAAAATTCTAAGAGAGAAATTATATGATGCCGGTTACTGTGTATTCGATAAGGTATTTTTGCCGCAAAATTTAAGCGATCCATTTTTCCTACAAGATGGCAATTTTAAATATATTGCAGATCAGAAATTCGCAGAAGTAACAGATGGAAAATGGTTAGTTAACATTGATGGAAACTTGAGTGTCCGAAATCTTATCAAACTACCTGGGGATAATGTGCGTGTAGAAAGCAATACAGTTTCATTTGACTGCAAGTTAAGAGAGATTAATGTAGTTGCCTCTATAAGAAATATGACAACAGAATTATGAATACTCAATAATGAAGGTTATATGAACCCAATAGAAAGTGAAGACTTAGACACATTAAAAAATTACTATAGAGAATTAACGAGTAATAGCCTAAATGATTTTGAGCTATCTGAATATAACCTATCCAGAAATGATAAATTAGAAATAGTGGCTAATTTTAATTATCTGGGGAACGCAAAGGAGATTTTTGAACATAAGAAACATCGCGATAAAATATATCCTATTGGTACTGTGTGGATAAACGACTCTAAAATAATTCTTAAAAGCCCATTACTTAATAATAGTGTTGCTACCTTTTCAGGAGTGAATTGTTTAAAGTACAACTTATCTAACATAAAAATGCAAGAATGTACTTTGGAAGAGAATTGTTCTATCGAATCTATAACCATCGAAAACAATATTCCAGAAGATGCATATGTTCTCATAGAATGGATATGTAATATGAACTTAAGTCCATATCACTGGCCAAATGGAACATCTGTAGAAGAAGTCAGAAGTAATTCTATTACATATAGAGGAAATGGACACGCGCTTACCCTTAAAAGCAATCAAAACTTTGGTGGCGGTAGTAATAAATGCTGTCATATAAAAGTCCAAAATTATAATATTTACTTTGGTGAATCAAAAATAGATGGTCTAGACGTAAAACACCAAACTGGCTTTATTATGTACGAGGGGGTTCCACCTGAAGAAATGAGGGATAAAATCAGAGATGCTATTTCATTTCTGACTGGTAATAATTTACTTTACTTAGGTTACAAAGAAATAAGCTCCAACATGCAAACTTTACGTGCTGAGCATAAAAGCCCAAACACCATGGGTGGACTATTTAGAAAATACCAGCAACCAATACCATTTAGACTAATGGAACCAGACTCTAAATATTATTTTGCAAATAGCAACACAATCAATAACATTGTAAATAACTTTGTCGATAACTATGATAAATATGATCTTAAGCATATTTCATGGTTGTATTGGCATGCAGCAATAGCACCTGCACATTTAAGAGCAGTATGTTTTGGAGCTGTATTAGAATACACTCAAAAAAAATATATTGAGGTAAATCCTGTCTTATTTAAAAGCAAATTATTAGATAAAAAAACATGGAAAAAAATATCGAACCCGCTATTAAATGTTATTAATTCTGCTGAAGATATTAGTGAAGAAGAGAAATCAGTCCTAAATAATAAAATTGGAAGCCTCAATATAACTCCGCAATCAATTTTAACTAAAAGATTCTTTTCTTCAATTGGCCTTAACCTGGGCGATAAAGAAGAATCAGCCTACTCAAGGAGAAATGACGCTGCACACGGAAATAGGACACCCAATGATGATTATATTGGATTAATAAGAGAAAGTAAGATATTACATATACTTTGTAATCGAGTGTTAATTAAAATCCTAATGTTATCAGATGGCTATATTGATTTTTATTCAATAAATCACCCTTTTAGAGAAATATCGGACTACATTGAAGACTAACTATTCTCTTATGTATTCTCATGATAAATCATACATTGACCACTGTGTTTATATACAGTTAAATATCCCTTTCTTTGTTGGGGATCGCACATGGCAGTACGCAAGCTTACAACCGGTCATTGGATTTGTGAATGCTACCCTGCCGGCCGCTCTGGCCGCAGGGTACGTAAGCAGTTCGCAACTAAAGGGGAAGCTCTGGCCTTTGAACGCCATATAATGGATGAAGCGGATAACAAGCCATGGCTTGGCGAGAAAGTTGATCGTCGTAGCCTGGAAGATATCGCTAAGCTTTGGTACAACCTACATGGTCAGGCACTCACCGCAGGCTCTAAGACATATAAGAAAATTTGTCTAATGGTTGAAGCTTTAGGTAACCCCCCCGCCACTACTTTCACCGCTAAAGACTTTGCCCACTATCGAGATAAACGTTTAAACGGGGAAATCTACTTTTCTGAACGTTGGCGTCAAGGAGCTGACCCCACTACGGTGAACCTGGAACAAAGTCATTTGAGTGGGATGTTTAGCGAGTTAATTCGTTTGGGTGAATGGAAACAACCTAACCCACTTGAGACACTGCGAAAATTCGCAACTGCTGAAAAAGAAATGTCATGGCTCACACACGAGCAAATCAACATATTGCTTGATGCTTGCAGTAAAGGAAGACCGGACTTGCCCCTGGTAGTCAAAATTTGTTTAAGCACTGGCTCACGCTGGCGTGAGGCGGAGAAACTGACCCGATCGCAAGTTACCCCACACAAAATCACTTTTGTCCGAACTAAGAGCAAGAAAAACCGAAGCGTACCGATCAGCAAAGAACTTTATGAGGAAATCGTTGCTCAAGAAGGTGACCGATTTTTCAGTGAGTGCTACTTTCGATTTATGGCAGCTATCGACTCAACAGATATTGTTTTACCGCGTGGCCAATTGACACATGTTCTTCGCCATACCTTTGCTGCGCATTTTATGATGTCCGGTGGCAACATACTTGTTTTGCAGAGAATCCTTGGACACTCTGATATTCAAATGACAATGCGCTATGCTCACTTCGCCCCTGAACATCTTGAAACCGCTTTGCACTTCAACCCTTTAGCCACGATGAAAACTGGCGACAAAGTGGCGATAAAGGAAGGCAATAGTCCTGATTAG